CTACTATCCCGCTCAACGTAGTTTGTTCAGCTACAGATAAATCAGCTTTAAACCAAACATCACAAACACCTGCATTTGAATTTATATAGTCCAGGGCAACAGTAATGTTTGACGTGTTTATTTCTGAAATCAACCTATCAGAATGCATCACACCATTTAAAAAATCGTTATTTATTGAGTATGTATATTTTATAGACATTAGCTATCCCTCCAAATTTCAATTAGCGCATTTCTGACATTACAACTAGACATTCCAGCCATGTACTGTAAAGCGAAAGTTTTGTCTAAGCCGGCTAAAGCAGCATATTTAAATCCTGACAGTGTAAACCAGTTTCCTGAATCATTTGTTTGAGCTCTATTTTCTGTGTAAACAACATCATCTGTTGGGTTATACATTCTAACATAAACATCTTTATTCGCCGAGGCAGCATTGTATTCCATATACCACCCTATCCTATAAATACCTGGTGGAATAGACGCTCCAAAAGTCATAAATATTTTAGTTTGATATGTAGTATTTGATGTAGAACTTAAAGTATTACTTTCAACGAATACAGCATGATTTCCAAAAACCGAAAGCGTGTGATCTGCGAAAATTATACCGGTTTCATCTCCGCTTACCGCTAATACTCTGCTGCCACTACCACTATAAGTAGCAGGTGTATCAACATCCATTAAAAAAGTATGAATAACTTCTAAAGGATCGCTATGTTCGGTGTGAGATATAAAATCAGCATCTTCCGCTTGATTTTCTCTTATTAAACTTCTTCCCATAACTATTACACCTCTCTCTCATACGTCGTGCTTAATACATCTAATTCTAATGGGGTTATATAAATAAATGTTATTTCATTTTCTCCAGTTTCATAAAAATCTTCTGGACTTACTAACTCTTGACCATTATAATTAACCACTATCTTTCCTGGTTTATAATTATATTCAGTATAAAACACTTTGTTGTAATCATTCATAGCCCCCGTCAATAATCCAGACAGAATTATATTTGTAGATGCTCCTGTACCCTTACTTAATTTTCGTAATACTATCATAATTTAATTAGCCCCCAACAAAAAAATGGCCGAAACACCACGCATTTATACCTTTTATCAGAAGGACAACTGATTACAGTTATAATTTGAGATGGTGTCTCAACCATTGTGTATGAAACCCCTTTATATGTTTATTTTTATATTATATTTTCATATCACTTTTATTATTGATTTTCATCAGCCTGTTCAGGTGAAGACGCAGCTTCCTTTGCTAACATTTCTGCTTCCCGTGTCTCTTTAATCTGGGAAAAAGTTTCCTGTCGTGCAACGTCTCTTTCTGCAGCCGATATAATACTTTCTATCATGTTGGTAACTATCTGTTCGTTAGTTCTAAGCTGGGCCACCTCACCTTGAAGAGTGTAAAGCTGTCTCATTTTCTTCTCTGCTTCTGCCCTAAATCGCTCAACTAACATAACAACTAAACCTACTTCCTCTTTGGATATTATCTTGTTGTTTTCTGCTTTAATAACAACACTTCTTAATTTATTTCTTTCTTCTCTTTCATTCAATTCTAATGCACTCATATAAATATCTCCTTTTCCTTTATTTATTAATTTAAGGGCCGGAAAAATTCCGGCCCTTGATTATTATAAAAAACTAATTATTACTGACGAATTACATAAGTAATGTTTCGTCCTGCCTGAATATTAAATCTAAATGTTATATGCGTACTATCTGTTTCTGCATAGTCTCTATCAGCATTAACACCATCTGCTCCTGTATCAGCAGCAAGTAACTGACCATCAATATAAACATCCATGTTCATACCTTCTCTACCAGAAGTGGATACTGGCGTATAAGCAGCAGGCGTTGCATAGGATGTATTTTTAAGAATAGTTGTTCCTACCGACTCAACATATTTTTCAGGAGCAGCTACATCAAGAGCTCCAGATATAGTCGTTAAAGCATCGGCCACAGACTCAAGTATAGTTGTAATGCTATCACCATCGTTGAAAAAATCATTATTGGTAAAAATCAAATCACCAATCATGGTACCACTTATGGTATTTAATTCAACATAAATGTCGGATATGTCTCCCTGTACTGTGAGCATCTCACCTTGTAAAGTGCTTACATCAGTTACAAGACCGCCCACCGTACCTTGAAGTGTGTCTATTTCACCTTCTGCGGTGCCTAAACGAGTATCAAGACCAGAAATAGCGCCCTGCGCTGTAATCAACGCAGCGTTCAAATCTTCAATAGAGGCACTGATAGGATCGCCGTCAGTAAGAATGGCGCCTGTGTAAATCCTATTACCTACTTCTGTATTAATTATGTCTATAGCAGACCTTAACGAATTAGGAGATGAACTTAACACATAAGACGCAGTTTCGTTAGTCCACGGACTTGGGTCAGTTGCGTCATTTGTGGCACCAGTATAACTCCACAAATTAGATATATCATCAATAAGAACTATATCTCCCTGCCATGAGCTTACAAAGTCTGTTCTCATCCACTCATATTCAAGCATATCAGACATTCGTCTACGGAACGGATGAACGAATACAACCTCTGTAGGAGCTCCACCATCTAAACCAGAAAGATCTGTTTCTACACCATTGGCGTAAAATTTTACATAAACATCTGTACCTTCACCAACACCACTATGATCGGCACCATCGTGCAGTTTAGCATAAATAGTATAACCACCAGTAGTTTTGGTCATTTCCACACCAGTAGCCTTATTTACAACATCAACACGACATGCTGTGTCAAATCCGCCCTCATCATAATATGTTCCAGCATTTGCTACACTTTTGAAAATAGGCAAACCAACCCTGTTAACTGGATCAGCATAACGTGTATCAAACGGTACAATTAACACACCTGTAGAAGTTCCTGATACAGTATAACCAGCCCCAGCATTGTCATTAGTGGCTGCAATTATAACTGTTTTGGAATCAAGTGTGTTTCCACTAATATTTGCCAAGTTTAATTGTTTGGTTGCGACATTACCGCTAGTAGTATTAGTAGGATCAAAATACATACCAGGATTATCAAACCAATTAGTTCCACCTTTTACTTGTTTGACAATCGAACGTAAAACGTTCATATCTTCTTCAAGAGAACCAGATATGACTGGTTCGGCTACAGCAGACGTATTAAAGTCTACGACAGCATCATCATATACTTCTGCTCGCCTAATTTGCTCCAATTGTCTTATTAAACTTCTAGACATTGTCTATACCTCCGTACTTCTCGTATTTAAAACAGTCTATCGCGCGATTTGTATTTCTTTAATTCTTTTTCTAAGTAATATACAAAGACTGTCCTTTCCCGTCAATTGGTTAGCTTCCTGTAATGCGTATTTCAGAAGATTTAAATCTTTTATGTCTGACAAAACTGCCTTAGCCTGTCTTACTGATAATCCTACCAAGTCTGCAACGCTCATTTTCTGTTGAACCATTGGCACTACGTTGGTGGGTTTTAAAGTTGTGCTGCTCTCTGTCTTTGTTATTTCGTCTTCTGAACTCTTACTTGTAATATCAATTAAATCTTTATTTTCGTTAGATAAATCATTAACTACAATGTTCCATCTATCACGATCTCTTAATTTAACGTTTTTTAACCATTCAACAAACTCAACTCCCTCTGCCAAATTATGTTTTTTGCCATATTGTTCATATAGCTCATCGAGAGGAATTTTAGCGCCCGGACCAATAGCCCTTTTCATAGCATTCATCCAGGTCTTAGTAATATTCATTACATAACCGTTCATATTATATTCTCCTTGTCGTTTTCTTTTATTTAAATTAACCTTATCCTTTACCAGTATTATCAATATTGTAAATTCTGTCCATTATATTATGAAACAGGTTTGATAATCTGTGAACAACAATACCCAATAAAAACCAGTCTATATACTTGTTAACAACACTAAAATCATTAAGTAATAATAAAGACGTAAACATACCCGCCCATACAGAAAAACAGTATCCACAATCAAGAAGATAGTGAATTCTTTCAAAAAACTTATTGTTCTTACCAAGTTCAAATATTTTAGATTTTACCGGAAGAAACAATTCAGATTTTACTACTATCTCTGTTATAGCTTCTGTTATTAGGACTGCTATAATTACATAGGTTAGATTATTAATTAACATGTATATACCATCTAAAATTTATTGAATAGAATAAGAATAGGATCTATGCCCACAATCCCAAATCCTATCGTACCCCTGTTCCTTTCTTAATTCAAATTCAGTTTTGTTAGTTAGTCTTTCTTCCGCGGTTTTTCTCAATGATATATTTCTATATCTTTTATAGCCTTTAACATAGTGGGGTGTGTACTTGGTGCCTGTTTCTAGTTTAAATCCTAAAAGTTCATAAATAGGATTAAATATGTTTGCATATCTCATGTCACAATAAGATTTTATTTTCTTATACCCTTGTTCTTTAGTAAATTTTTTAACCGCCGAAAATAATCTACTCGCACCACCAACAACCAATATATTTGGTAAAGTACATAGTCTTTTTAATTCTATAGAATCAGACGCTGCTGTATGTTTACGTATAAAGTTTCCTACACTACACACACTTACCAGTCTATCGTCATGATATAAACCCCAAGCCTTTATAGCAGTTGATTTACCCTGTATATGATATTTATCAAAAAACATGTTTGCTTCAGCAGAATCAATCTCACGTAACTCACATTTTCTAGCAAATATTTTTTCTTTTGTAATACCAAGAGCCTGTACAATACGAGACATTACAACATCAAAATAATTAATCAATTCGTCTTCGAAAACAGTAATAAGTCGTATTCCTTTTTCAAAACACTCCATTGTTTTATCATAGTGATATCTCCTGTCTTTTTTACCAGACAACTCGCTGTGCCAATATAAACCACATATTTCTACTGCTAAATGATGGTCCGGAAAATAAAGATCAAGTTCTTTTGGTGCTATTTGTTTTCTATCATTATACACAATTGTTAATTCAGGATAATTTGTTTCAAGAAATTCTCGAACACGTTTTTCTGGTCTTGATACATAATTATTATTTATATAACAATAAAAACATCTATTGCCTGTAATTCCACCATTGTTTCTAAAATTATGAAATGTTGTTTCCCAAATATGACCTTCTGGACATTTTAATGTTATTTTTTCTTTACAATTTTTATATTCTTCTGAAAGTAAACTATATCCAAAATCCTCTATATATTTTTTAACATCGTCTATATTGTGTTTGTATATTCTACCAAAAACATAAGGTTTGGCTTCTGTGTGTTCTCTTCTATATTTTTCAGACTTTTGTAAACAACATTTTTCTTTGTTTTCTTTATAGTATTTTCTACCCTTGGTTATTAATACTTCTTTATTTCTTCTTTTATGTGTTTTTTGGTTTTTAATATATATTCTTATTTTTTCACATTCTTCAGCACCACAATAATTTTTTTTTGTATAATAAGTAGTGAACTCTATACCACACACTTTACATGTTTTAGTCTGTGAAATATAGTTATTTTTTTCTCTATTTCTTTTCTTGTCTCTAATCCTAGCTGTTACCCGACTTCCTTCAATTTTACAATTTTCACAATATTTCTGTTTAGGACTTGCTGGATTGAAAACTGTTTGACATAAAATACATACTTTTTCTTTATATTCTGGCATAAATTATTCCCCGTAATTTAACATTGTTTATGATAAATACATCTATTATATATAATATAAGACATAATTTAAAATTGTCAACATTAAACTCCAAATAAACCACGTTTTAGAAATAATTATAAACCAAACAAACCCTGTTTCTGAACTTGAAGATTTAACATACGGTATCTTATAGTGCTGTTAAATAACGCTATAAGATACCGTTAATGTTAATTAATTATAAAGAACGATCAATTACACCCATCCCTAATATTCTACTATCAAGGCAGCCAAAACCCAACTCAGCCCATCCAAAAAATCCTTGCTTCTGAACACGCAACAGTGTCGGATCGTCGTGTGCTTCATATTCTTTACGAATAGGCATCACAAGAGAACTCGTATCTGTCATATCAAAACCAAGAATCTGGGTCTCACCAAGTGTACCAACTGTACCATCAGCGTTGGTAAGATTAGGATTGTCTATGGAATATGCATTATAGTCGTTTCCGCCATCAGCAATAAATTTACCATAAGACGACCCATTACCATTAATGTTGTAAAGACCTGTCGCGCCTAAATGCTGAATTTCATGAAGTTTAACATTCCAAACTGATCCCATACCCGAAGCTTGAAAAATTTCTCTCCTGGTTACTGGATCTATGTCAGTATCAGTCCATTCCCTTATATCCGCCGCATCTTCCGGCGAAACATAAAGATCAGTCAGTGTACGACCAATTCTTTTGAATCCAACAATCATTTTATTAATAAGTTCCTTAGAAAGATACCCAGCCCCAGTTGTGGCGGGTGCAATCTCATATATAGGCGCAGGACGAGAGCCTAGAAGGCCTTTACCAGTAAATGAAGATGTAACAGCAGGCATAATAACTCTCCAACCGCATTCCTCTTCATAATTAGCAAGATCCTTAGCCGCGCGTGCAGCCGCTCTCTGTGCGATATCTATACGTGAATCTCTAGCATACGAAATCTTCCAATCTGCAGAAGCATCAATAGTGAAAGTAGGGATATAAACTTCTTCTCCGATACCTTCAATAAAGTTCTGAGCTACATCATTCTGTTACTTTGATAACCTAAATTTCTCTAGGCGGGGAAGCTCTTCGGCACTCCCTCTTCACGTCTCCGTGAAGTTCAGACTATATCATCTTCTATATATTTATAGAAGTTTTACGTTTAGTCGTTGGGGGCTTCAATTATTTTTATTAGTCTTTTAGGAATATTAACATCAATATAATTATGACTATTATTTAATGCTCTAAGCTCTCTGGCAATTTCAATATCTCTATCAGATACTGGAGTACCTCTATCAACAGTCATTCTTTTAGTAACGTATTCTAAAAGCAATTCTGCTTGTTTCTTCTTAGAAACACTATATTCAGCCAATGTGGGTAATGAATTATATAATCTCTTAACCCCACGTAAAGATATTTTATAACCAACTTTTCCAGTTTTTCTTGGTTTAGTAGATATATATGTACCTACTTTAAACTGTTCTTTTATTATTCTATCACAATTGGTTATAAATTCTATATTATCGTTAGCAATTTCAATTGAAGGAAATAAATATAATATTTTATTTTTATGATGATACTGTTTACACAAAATATAACATCCTTCGCTTTCTATTGCTGCACTTAACCATCCTAAATCAAATAATTGGTTGCCACCTGGTTGTCTTATATCAGTCATATTTTCACCTTAGTAGTAATAACTGCTTAGCAAGATTTTCCAGCGTTACAGTAAAATTTTCATTATTGTGTTTCCACAATACGGGTCAGTAATTCAAACCAAGCCCAGGTAAAACCCAAACCGGAATCTCGAAATCTTCAGCCACAGGATAAACCGCCTGTGCACCGGGAGCCAATTTTTCCACGGTAAATAACTGTCTCATAATTGATTCCAGATCGATTTTCTGCAAAATTGGAGCTGTCAATGCGGCCGCAAAAGCACGATAAGCCGCTAGTCCTTCAGGTGTGTGAATATTAGCTGTTTCTTTAAACAGCGCTTGCATTTCTTTAAGATCCATTTTAACAACTCCTCCTATCCATAGTATTGGAAGCACAAAAACACTCGTGCTTTAATCCAAAAGTTTTAAATTTAAATCAAAAGTTTAATTCTGATCGGGTACAGTGTCGTGTTAGCCACATTAGCAATACATTTGGCAAGACTTGCGCCCTTCATAACACGCGCTACAACAGTAGCCACGCAGTTTTCTCCCAACAAGGTTGGATCAGTATCATTAGCTGCAATACTGGCAAGACTTGTTACTTTAGCCTGATCAACGGCCGGATACAGGGAAGCTCCTGGAGTCATCTTAACTGTAGGAACACCTGCTACACATGTACTCGTGTAATGAACTGTGTCCCAAATACCAAGATGTGCTACACCAACTGGAGCTGCTTTTGTTCCGGTAATAACACCAGAAGCATTATAAGCAGGTTGAGCTATAACATCACTTGATCCTTGATCACCGGGCATAACAAAACCAGCAGGATGAACCTGATGATAACCCGTTTTAACCTTCTGCATTAAGAAACCGAACGCAGGCAGACCTGAACCAGTACCAGCCGCGCGTGTCATCTTTTTAACAACCGGCTCTTCATTAACAGCCGCCGCATCAAGATAAACAACAGAACCAGCATAAGCAACAACACCACCTATACCAGCTGACCCACTAGCGTCTGAAGCAGCATAACTACAAAATTGATTTTCCACAACAGGATGTCTTGGAATAAACATATCCTTTTTCCTCCTTAATTCTTATTTATTAACATTATTTATTTTTTTTCCATTTGTCAGCCATAGCTTGACCTAGTTCTGCGTATTTAGCTGAAACGGTTTTCGGAACAAGTTCAACATTTAAAGAAGCCATTATAGCTTGTCCTGGAGTTATTTGCGCAGGCTGTACTATTACTTCTGTGTCTGCGGTTTGTCCAGCAACTTTATCTGCAGCTTCTTTATCGGCGGCGGCTTTTTCAGCCTCTGCCTTTTCTGCAGCATCCTTAGCAACCTTCTCTTCGGCCGCCTTGGCTATAGCTTCTGCCTCTGCCTTTGCGTTACCTTCTGCTTCTAGACGAGCTTTCTCAAGCTCTGCTCTTACAGCTTCTCTGAGAGATACCAGTTCTTCCTTATAAGATGCAAAGTCTTCATCACTTAAGTCCCTTACTTTGTTCATCTGGTTTTCTTTATCAGAACGAGCAACGCCAGCATCTATTAATTCTGCCATTCGTTTTTCAGCAGCCCTGTCCTTCATAAATTTTTCTAGTTCGTTCTTAGATTCAGTCAAATTAGTATTAGAAACTTCCAGTTCTTTTCGAGCCGCCTCAAGCTCTAATTTAAGTGTCTGGATAACAGTCTCTTTATCAGCGAGTTTGCTTTCAAATTCACTTACTTCTGTATTCTTTTCTTCAAGAGCAGTAGTAAGATTTGTGATTGTATCAGCAGACTCTTTAAGAGCTGTTTCAGTTCTTTTACGAATTTCAGCTTCCTCTTTGTCACTAAGCAGGCCGTCAACTATCTTAACGACCTGTGTTTTTAAATCTTTGTCTTCCATAAGTTAAGTTTCCTCCTTGTAAATTTTATGTATCACAAGTAACCCAAAACCTAACCGACCTGAATATCGATTAATAGTAAAAGTTTAATACAAAACCCTTTTCCATAACCTTAATTAGTTTTTCGATTACTAACTACTAAAAACATTACTGCTTACGGTAAGCTTGGAGCAGCACCAGTATTGCCTCTACAATATAAACCAACTATCTCCAGCTCTTCGCCCAGCATAAACTTCACATCAATTTTCAAATTGTTTTGTGATGCTGAACTTTTAATCTTAATAACATTAGTAGATGTATTCTTTTCTACCCAAAGACGATTAGCACCAGGATCAGCTAACGGTGTAATCGTAACGTTGGCATAAGTGGCTAAATCAAAACCATGCCATTTTATACCACTCGCAACAACAAGTTCTGTACCACTAATCATAACCTCGCTTGCCCACATAAACGGATAAGCGTGGTTATTTCCCAAATTACGATAAATAGCTTTCGCACTGTCATCACCATTAATTTTCGTAAGTTTAGGAATACTCTTTAAACTTCCTGTCTGTCCCACATTTAATTGCGGCATTTTTTAATCCTCCTATCGTGATTGAGTTTTTACTGCCTCACGCAAAGCAGCTTGTACTCCATTCAGAAGTTCAACGCGTTTGTCCTTGGCAGCTTTTTCCTTAAGCAAAATATTTATTCGTGCTTTAGCAACTTGTTGAACGTCTTGAACATATAAACAATCAGGGTCTGAAGTATCTCTAGAGAAAGACGTACAACTTTTATCATAGCGAGAACACCAATCGTTTTGTATGGTGTTACCTTGTTTGTCCAAAACATTGCGTTTATAACTTACACAAATACCGACGGTATCATCAAATCTACCGTCCCTGCCCTGATCTTGAGAAATTCCCTCTATTGTATCAGAGGTTACATTATTATTTTTATTTACATCTAATTTATCATAATCTAAAATAACAATCGTATCATCATCTTTATCTTCGTTTTTAGCTTTAGCTGTTTCTAAAATTACTGAACCTGGGTTGGCCGGGTTTTTAACTATTCCGCAACCTGAAAAACAAATTCCCCGTAATACACGAGTTAAAACATCAGCAGCTATTTCTTTACCATTTTTTATAACCTTGGCTAATTTACCTATCGCCAATTCTATAGACGCTATACCCATGACTTCTGCCTCTTTACGACTTAGAACAACATTACCAACCTTAACATCGTAATCTCGAAAATAACATTCCATTGATACGAACCACTTGTTTTCTGCTACCTCTTTGGCTATATTTGGAAATCTATTTTTATATATCACACCGGCTATTGCTATATGTAATTCTTTACTGTCTAACCCAGCAGCATCATGTGATGCTAATTCTGATATCTCAATCTTATTACCCTCGTTATCCAAAAAAGCCCTATCATAGATTGCACCGATAATGCTTGATTCCTCATGCTCCACGTCTAAAGCCTTATTAATTATAGTGCCTTCAGCAGCTACCAGCTCAGATCCCATGAAATATGCGTGGTTCAAATTCTCTCCAGACGATACAAAAATAGCTGAGAAATATAATAAGTCAGGCTGCTTTTCAGCACCGCTCGGCAGTTTAATAGCTTGGGTAGCTTTCTCTTTTAACAGAGCGGTTTCTTTTTCAAATTTGATGTTGGCTGTTAAATAAAATTTGTTTATATTATCGTTCATGTATATAGTTCTCCATTAGTTTTTAATTACTATATCTGATTTTGCCCATCTCATCCAAGAAATCAGCATACTCGTCTTCATTTAAATTTTCTTTTGCACCATCCAAAAAACTTGCATATTCAACAGCAGCCATGTCTTTAACATCATCTACACTTAAGGAAGCCGCTTGTTTAACAAGTTTATTTTTCTTCTGCTGGTTTGGAGAAACGTCTGATTTTTTAACCGTCTTTGGTGCTAAACTTTTATCTTTTACCTGTCCTTTTGGAGGGCCACTTGATGGCGTACCGGTTGGAACTGGACCACTATTTGCTGCTTTTTGAAACGGTGACCCAACTAAACCAAAAAAACCAGCCTCCACAAGAGGAAGTTCTTCTTGCATATTCTTTAGTTCGTTCGGATAATCATAACCCAAACCTTCAAGCGCTGTTCTATAACTAAGGAGTCGCCTGTCCACAAGCTGGCCGATGGTGTTCATATGAAGTATAGTATCCAACAACACACCGTCATCCCACCTTACCTTTGGATAACGATCAAAACCCATAGCCTCTGCTATTTGTTGGTACTCTTTATAAATCCATCTGGTTATTTGTCTGCGAGCATAGTTTACTTCTTCCATTAACCCCTTTGTTAATAACTCAATCACTGATGCGTTTACACTCTCTCCACCACCATCAATAATGGCCCTAGTCATAGCCAGACCGGTTGTCATATCATTATTAACCTGCTCATATTTACCAGGACCAAGTATTTTATCTATCTCTGGTGAAACTATCTTTTGTACCTGCAGTGTGTGATTCCAAATTATATCAAAACTTTTGCTTGGAGTATCGAATAGTTTGGCTACGGCCTCTAATTCAGTTTGAGACACAACCGGGTACTCATCATTACCTATAGTTACTTTAAGAATGTAGTTTGTTATGCCATCCAGCGTACT